TCCTGTGAATCTATTAGTGGACTACATTTTACACGCCATATATGAGGATACCATGTTTGTGAAAAGCCTTCAGATGCTCTATTAGCATCTTGCACAATATAAAATTTGTTTATTGCTTTTGCTTCAGAATCTAATAATAAATCATCACGTAAATGCGGAAGTTCAAAAACATCCCCGGGCATTATTTTTCTACCCATGATATCAACCATTGTATTAAGATGAAAGTTCATATATAATACATCAGCAGTAAGAAAAAAGCCAAATTGACTTAAATCAAAATCATTATCACCTACATTATAAATTCCACGTAAATCATATATATCTACATCGTATTTTCTATCACGATTCTCTAAAAATAGTAGATCTTGTATAATAGTTTCCTTAGTTTCTTTATCTAAAGCACCAGGATTTTGTATTACAGGATCATCGTCGTGTATTTCTTCAACGCCAATATACTTGTGAACTAATATTTCAGTACCACCGACTAAAAATTGCTCGGCAATGGTCTTATCCATAAAGTAATAATCGTTCGTTTTCGTTGGCTTATATAAACTTAATCTAGGCATATAAATATTTATCGTAACCAGTCTATTAAGATTTCATGTTAATTCAAGCCTTTGGAACTAGTAATACTTTTGGATGTTGTGGTGATAATATAGCCATGGATATACAGAAAACATGGCCATATGTACTTGCAAAACAAAAAAATTTAGATGTAGAAAATTTATCTTGTATTGCTATTACAAATCAAGAAATAGCAATAATGTTAGATTATTATATTAAACCAAATAGTACAGTAATAATTGAACTTAATCATCCTACTCGACCTAGGGCAAGTATAAGTTTTGATGGGTTATCTTCTCCTGATAATATTACACATTTACATGAAGAATTAACAAATAAAAAGTTAGTAACAAGAGAAATATTTGAATCTGGTGATCACCCTTTTGAGAATAATAACTTTCCAGGATTTTATGTTCCTATTGCTCCTTCATGGTGGAATAAAGGCTGGGGTTCTCCAAATAGTATTAATAAACGTGTTAGAGGACATATGAAGGAACGTGGGCTTGAAGAATATACTGATGAAGCAGAACGATTAGCAAAAAGTGCATCTAAACATTGGATTTTTAGTACAAGTTTTGTTGTAGATCAGTTTGCATTAATTTGTATGATGAAAGCAATATGTGATAAACATAATTGTAACTTTATATTTTTTGGATGGCATGGTGATTTTAGAGGTAATATACTTCCAGGATGGCAATCTATAATAGAACAACATGTTCCGTCTAGGTTACTTAAAGGTGTTAAAAAATCTTATTTTAAAGATTTTAGTAAAGAATTATGGGATACAGAAACATGTTCGTGTGGACATCAAAATGAAGTTATACATGAATTTGTTGCAGATAAGTTAAAAGAGATATGATATTAGAAATAGAAGCAACAAGTGTTTGTAATGCTCAATGTCCTTTTTGTTCTAGATATACATATGATGGAAAAAATCTAGAAATATATAATAAAGACAAAATACTAGCTAATGGCAAATTAGATGTTAATGCATTTGAGAAAAATTTATGTAATTTACTTAATGAAAAAAACATTTTATTTGATTTTCAAGGATCATATAGTGATCCTATGACTCATCCTAATATTTTAGAGTTAGTAAAAATTGCATGTTCTGTTGAAGATGCAAGAGTTGAGGTTAAAACAAACGGCTCATTAAAGTATGAAACAGTTTATAAAGAATTAGCAAAGTATTTGAATACAAAAAAACGAAAATTGTATTTTTCTGTTGATGCATATGGAAATCGTAATTCTATATATCGTCGAGGTACAGATTGGGAAAAAATTGTAGAGAATATGAAAGCATTTTCTGAGGGTGGAGGAAAAGGAGCTATAAAAGCAGTTTTCTTTGAACAAAATATGGACGATTATAGAAAGTTAGAAAAACTTGCAAGACGTTTAGGATTTATATCTTTTTTTGTTCATCCTAATAGAAGAGAAAGTAGAGAAGAAAGAGCCTCTATTTTTAATATACCAAAAAATTACAAACCAAAAGAACATATTGATTATCCAGATGGTTTTGTTCAAAATTTTAATCATTATAAAACTGTTGAATGTAGACACATTGATAACGAGTATTATTTCATTGGTTGCGATTCAAAAGTTTATCCGTGTTGTGATCTATGGGGAGATATGGTTGAAGAAGATCCTAGAGTACGACGATTGGCTCGATTAGTAACCTCAAATAGATCTGAAGAGATAAGTCTTAAAAAACATAAATTTTATGATATAATTAAAGGTGACCAGTTTAAACAATTAGACAATACAATTAAAAATAAACCAAATTTATTATGCAAAAAGAATTGTGGTTTTGGGATGCAACATCCTAATAGAGCACAAAAAATTGGTTGACAAGTCTTAGTAAATAACGTATACTATAAAAATGAAAGGGGAGGCTGGGTATAGGTGAACCCAACAGACTGTAAATCTGCCGCCTGAGTGCTGTGATGGTTCGACTCCATCTCTCCCCACCAAAATTAGAGATTATAATGGATTTAAAAATAACAGGAAATGTATTAATAAAACATAAAAAAATGCCAGATTGTGAATGGTGTGATAAGGCAAAAGAATTACTAGAAAGTAAAGACATTCCATTTACAACAATAGAATCAGATAAAAAGTTATTTGGAGAATTGTTTCGATTAACAAAGAGTGGTAAATTGCCACAAATTATTATGGACGGCAAATACATTGGTCAATACAACGAGTTGGAAGAATACCTTAATAATTAGCGGAATATTATTATTAATTGCATGTGCTCCGATGGAAGAAGAATATCCTCCTAAATGGGTAGTTGCTTCACAATATCTACCAAGAGAACAATTAACAGATATGCAACAAGCAGGCTTTTTTGAAATTGGCGATGCAATTTATTCTCATCATTGTGATTCTCATGGTAACATGATAAGACACAAATACGACGAAGAAGGTAAACTTTGGAAACAAGTAAAATATGAAACATTAGGATGCATAGAGTAAGCAAAGAATGTATGCATTGTTGGTCCCCGTATAAAGGGCCAAATAAGGTATTTTGTTCGCGAAAATGCTATAATATTTTTCGATTGCAAAAAAGAAGCTGGCGTAGCTCAGTTGGTAGAGCAATTGATTTGTAATCAATAGGTCGCGGGTTCAACTCCTGTCGCCAGCTCCAAAGAATTGTAGTAGGCTCTCGTCTCCGATCCTACACATATAATGAAACATAATAGTGGGTTTCCCCTTACGACGA